TCTATCAAAAGTAATTGACACGGTTGCATAATAATTGTGTGAGTTAAGAAATGAAAAAGGGGGCAAAAAACTTGTCCTCTTTTTTTATTATCTTTACATTATATTATTAGTTTTACAACATTCGAACGATAGTATAATATTATTTTGTATATTTGTAAAAAACAATAACGATGAGTAAATATATATTATTTAAAACCAACGCTACACCTCCTGAAGAGGTGGCGGTTAAGTTGGACCAAATAGCCACTGTGCTATCGAGCACCGTAGGGCCTAACACCGTCTTTGCTCTTTATGATGCAAACTTAACGGGAGTAACAACTTTAACTATAAGCGGCACTTTAGGTGTTGGTGCAAGAACCAATTATTTTGTAGCATTAAATGATTTAAGAGTAAAAGCGGGGTCTACAAGTTGGACTAATGTGATGACAGAAATGAGAACTGATATTTCAGATTTGGCGGGTGGTAATATAACAATAACAGCAATAGATACAGCGTAATTATGAAGTATATTAGATTATATAAAGAAGGGGGAGGTCCTTTCTCAGACGAAAGACATGTAATTCCTTTAAGTGCAATATCAACAGTAATGCCCGGAAGTGCAATTAAAATTAGTGTTTATGGTGCTTCAGGTGAAAAGATACAACAGCTTGATGGTGCATCATTAACTGCGGCTGATGTAACATTATTTAATAAAAAAATGAAAGAAGTAGCGGAGAAGGCTTACCCGGATAATGTAGTAGATTGGTGGCCAATTACAGGAAGTATAACCGGAATAACAATAGTATAAATTATGGATAAATTTTTAACAATACTTATAGACTCAGGCCCGGGGGCAGGTAACACTCAATATGTTAATGCTTCTATGGTAGAGACAGCAAGTCAAGATTTAGTTGCTCCCACTACGGAGATTAATCTACACCTTATCGGTCTTAATAAGATGGTTCAAATTGTAGGAACGGGTTTTGATGGAAGCAGTGTTACAGCAGTTACCAATGCTCTTAAAAGTGCTTTTGAATCAGGATATGTGGATGTGATTCATCCAATTACTTTGCCTGTAGGGCAAGCAATTACTTCTATTGCAGTAGTATAAAATATCGTTACTCTATAAATGAAAAGGGACACACGTCCCTTTTTTTTATTATCTTTGCTGTATGAGTAATTATTTAATAATAGGGGCAGGAGGATTTGGTGTTTATCTTTCTACTAACAATATTGTTTCAATATCTTTAGATGAGAAAAAACCTGAAACTACTTTACACATTTATTATGGTACAGGAGTCCGTGCCACTATGTTGTTAAATGGAAATGGAATTGACCCTATGCAAGTTTCTTTTTGGCTTAACTATATGGTTAAGGTGTTTACTCAGCATAATGTAGATGAACGACCATTAGGTTTTAAGTGGAGAACTGTGGATTCAAGCAGAACAATAGGTGGGCCTCCTGATAAATTAACGGGCAGATATCCATCCGAACTTCCTTTTCCTGAGTTTAAAGGCAAAGGTAATGTGAGAATAAATTCAATAATAATGTCAAGATATTAGCATGTCAAAATATTTAATTATAAAAACAACCCCTACCAATGTAAATACCGGCGGTAGATATCCTGTTTCGGCAGACAATATATTGTCAATAGTAAATGGAGTGGGTCTGCAAATTATTTATGCAGGAGGAATTGTTATTACCATAGATATGGTGGTTTCTCTAAAAGCGGGAGATGAGGGAGCTGTTACCTACTTTACGAGTAGAATTAAAAGCCTACAAGAGTCTTCAAACAACACTTTAGAAATAGACAATATAATTCCCAATGTTTATGATGGTGCGGGACAGCCGATAAAGATTGCCGGTGTCGACGTGTGTGTTTATACCGCCGCTTGCTAAAAAGCATGTAAATACTTTTTTTTAGTATCTTTGTCATATGATTGATGAAGTATATAGTACAGTCTTATCCGTTCTAAATAAAAACAATTACGGATACTTAAGTCCAAGTGATTTTAATTTGTTTGCTCAACAGGCACAACTTGATGTGTTTGAGGATTTTTTTTATTCTTATAACTATCAGTTAACAAAAGAAAATGTGCGCAGGTCAGGAACAGGATATGCTGACATTAAAAAGGGTATTGAAGAAGATATTGCAATCTTTTCACAAACCGTGGTCTTAGACCAACCTACAGCTACATTAAATACGGCCAACCTTTATAATTTGCCTAGTGATTATTATTTGATAAATCAATTATATTATTATCCCACTGTCCTGTTTAGTGGAACAACTACAGCTCAACAGGGATACAAGCTTATTGATAATACTCAAGGGTTTACTGCTTCAACCATAAGTCCAAGTCCGGCAATAGGTAGCATTGTAGTAAACACAAGTCCGGCAGGAGCTCCGGCTGCACCTATGTTAGTGGCTTATGTAACTGCAGTTGATGATGGAATTACTTTAAGTTTAAGTGAAGATATAATGGCTGCCGGTCAAAATTATAAAATATATGATGCGAATAACACTACACATGTAGATAAAGTAGAGCAAAATAAGATTTTTAATCTTACAAGTTCCAACTTAACAAAACCAACGAAACAGTTTCCTGCATATGTGTTGAGTGCTAATCAGGCAACTGTATATCCAAGTACTATCAATCAAAAGGGAGATGTACTATGTCAATACATAAGATACCCTAAAACTCCTAATTGGACATACACAATGGTGTCTAACACTCCACTGTTTAATGGGGGTGCGGTTGATTATCAGGATTTTGAAGTTCCTGAAGACAATATGGATGAGTTAATAAATAAAATACTTCAATATGCGGGAGTACAAATAAGAGAAAACGCTGTATACCAATTTGGTGCAAATGAGGATGCAGAAGAACAACAAAGTGAAAAATAATGGCTTATATATCACAATATCAATATTATGAAAATAACGGTAATTCTCCTCAAGATGAAAATTGGGGGTCTTATCAATATATTTCCCTACAAGACATTGTTAATAATTTTATGTTAATGTACAATGATAATCATGGTATTATTAATAATGAACAAAGATATAAGGTTATATTTCATGCTAAAAGGGCTATACAAGAGCTTAACTATGATGCTTTTAAAGAAATAAAAGTATTACAATTAAAAGTAGATTCTCAATTAAGATTTATCTTGCCTTCCGATTTTGTAAATTGGGTGAGAATTTCTCTTTATAAAGACGGCTATATTCGACCTTTAACAGAAAATATACAAGTAAATAGTGCTGATGCTTATTTGCAAGACAATAATGATAACATTTTGTTTGACCAATTTGGCAATGCTTTAAGTCCGCAGTATTCAGAATTAGATTTAGACAGAATCCGGGGTAGTCAAAAAAGTATATACTTAAATAAGAATAGTCAATTTGATGGATGTCTTGGGTATTGCTATGATGGACTATGGTATTTTGATTATGCTGTAGGAGCACGGTTTGGTTTAAATACTGAAACAGCTAATTTTAATCCAACTTTTAGAATAGATAAAAAAACAGGGGTTATTAATTTTGATTCTAGCATGGCGGGTGAGTCTTGTATTGTAGAGTATGTCTCGGACGGAATGGAGGGAGGTGATGACGCTTTAGTTTCAGTAAATAAATTATTTGAAGATTATATATATGCATATATTAAATATGCTATTCTTTCATCTAAATATGGAACTCAAGAATATATTATAAATAGAGCACGAAAAGAAAAGGCTGCTTTATTAAGAAATGCAAAAATTAGAATTAGTAATATACATCCTGGAAGATTGCTTATGAATCTACGAGGACGTGACAAGTGGATTAAATAACAATGGCAAAGGTTCAAAGAAATTTTGTTAAAGGTATAATGAATAAGTCTTTAGATGAAAGACTTATACCCAATGGGCAATATGTAGACGCTCAAAATGTTCGCCTAGGTTCTACTGAAAATTCTGAAATAGGTTCAGTTGAAAACACCAAGGGGAATGTTTTAATCGCTAAGCCTGCATTTCCTTTAGAGGGGAATCCGTGTTCGGCATTTTTAAGTGACCACGCCAAATGTATAGGTACTTTTGCTGACTCTACTAATGATGTGGTATATTGGTTTATTCACGACCCAAAATGGCAAGGAGTTTTTCCTCCCGGAGGTCCGGGAACAAACCTAGTTACTTCCACAACAACTTTAGGCCCACTTCTTAATCAACTTGTTGATAATACACAAACTTTTCTTACCTCAGTAAGTGTAGGAGATATTGTAGAAAGTGCCGGTAGTGACACCCCTTATGCGTATATTGTCTCGATACCGGATGATA